TTTCTAAGTTTTCTAGATGTGTTTTGTAGTTTGACTTGTTTTTCTCTATTTTATCTGTAAGTTCTTTATACTTTTCTGATAGATTATGAGTGTCTACTAGATCTAGATTTCTGTAGTATGATTCTACTTGGCGAGATGTTGTTTGAATTGGAATGCCGTTTCTAGCTTGTAGCATCATTGCTGATAATGATAGTGCTTGTCCTTCTGATGTGAGGTTTTCGCTTTCGAAGAATTGTTCTTCTTTTGGTTTATAGTTTTGTCGGTAATTATCCATTTTTTTAGTTTTAAGGTTTATAATCTTGCGCCTCCGCGACGCATTGTATAGAATTTTGTAACTCTAGTTGAAGTATGTTTTTTGTCTGTTCTGTACATTTTTATTTAATTTACGTTTACGATTAATTTTTTCCATAATTGCGAATCGGATGAGTGGTGCTATTACCCCTGTGAGTAGAGTTAGTACGATAGCGGATACTGGACTCTCTGGAATTGTTGTTGTGGCCATTATTCCTGTGGCTGTCATTGCTGTTAAGCTGTCTGAATATTTTTCTAACATGGTGTAAAGATAATGAATTTTTGGTTTTAATTGTTAAGTGATAGTTATTTCTTTTTTTCGCGGTCTCATTGGTTTGGATTATTGCGGTCGTTCCTCCCTTTGCCCCTTCGGGAGGTTTCCTCGATAATTGCTTCTAGTTCTGGGTTGATATAGACTTCGTTGTCATATTGATGAGTTTTGTCTGATTTATAGAGCATATCATGATATTGTTTTTTCCATTTGTATGGGTTTACTCCTGATTTTTCTACCATTTCGTTATGGTGCTGATATTTTTGAATTACCTGTTTTATATATTGAGAAGTGTCTATTTTTCTGTCTAATATATTGGTATAGTATCTTGGTAGTGGTGTCTTGATTTTCTGATATTGTACGTTGTCTGGAGGGTTACCTGTTATGCATTTTATTTTGAATGGTCTGTTGACTAGTAATCCTGCGTATGGTCCTGTTTTAAGTGGTATGTATCTTGGATAGACTCTGTAGTCTTTGCTGATGAGAGATAAGCCTATTCCTTTTGAACATTGCATGAATGGTCTTTCGTATACTACGTTTTTGTGGTATAGTTTATACATCTTTGACTTTAGACTGTACTTTAAGGTGTAGTTTGTTGTTGCTTGAAAGTCTGATTTACCGAAGTATATAGAGCCTTTTTTCCATGATTTAAGTATAGTGTCTGATGATGCACCGAATATTATAGCGTGATAGTGTGGTCTTTTGAATTTGTCTCCGTACTCTCCAGCGATGAAGTAACTAATTTTTAATGGTGTTTTAGTTTTAGAGTTTTCGTAACGTAGTTTTTTTATGAATTCTGTTATGTGAGCTCTTACTAATGTCATGTATGTTTTGCCTGTACTTTTTTGTTTTATTACAGGAAGATTTTTACTATCATATGTGAGTGTTACACAATAGAAGATAGGGTTCTCTACAGCGTGTATTGACATTCGATAGACCCATTGATTGCAGTATTTTAGATGGCATGGTACACATTTGCCACATCCTACGAGCATTGCGTCTGGTGTGTCTCTATTTAGCGAGATAGGTGTTAAACACATGTAGTAGTTCTTGATATTTTTTTACAGGTTGTCCGTATCTTGAAGGTGGTATTGATGCCCATACATAGGATATAGCGTCGAATACTCCTTTCATGTCTCCTTTTTTTAGTAATGGGAGTGCTTTTGTTCTTGCGATGAGGTTTATTGCTATTAGGTCCTGTGTTTTTGGTGTAAAGTCTGTATATCCACTTGCTTTCCAAGTTCTGTAGAGTATTTGATATTTTCCCGCTGCAGTTGATACGTATTTCCCTTTCGTTACTTTTATGTTTGGATGGGTTGAATAGTCGGAGAATGTTTGACCTCCGAATAGTATGTTGTACTTTGCGCCTTCTGCCCATGCGATAGTTTCTAATAGAGCTTTTAATCGTGTCATTATTTTCTATTTTTCCAAGCAGTTCTAAAGTTTTGCCATGAATTGCTTATCTGTTGCGTAAAGAATTTAGGTGCGCTGAACATAGATACGTTTGAACGCTCTGTTGCTTGTTTATCTGCTTGACGCATTACATTTTCTCTTTGGATTTCGTTTCTAGTTTTGTCTATAGATGCTTTCATTAAATCTTGATTGCCTTTTGCACTTTCTATATCGGCTTTCATTTTTTCTATAGAGGTTTCCATAACACGAAGTTGTTTTGATTGAACTTGTATATCTACTGCAGTTTTTTTATTAGTAAGTTCCATTCCTGTAGTAATAAGTCTATTTTTAGCTTCTGTATACATTGATTCAATTTGTGTGATAGAATTTTGTAAATTTTGGCCTATTGTTTTACCCTTTTCTGTTAAAGTTGATTGTTCTACTAATGACTTTGTTGACTTAAGGTTGTCTGTTGCTTGTATAGTATTTTGCGTAATTGCCTGTGTATTTTCTATACCTATATATTTTTCTAGAGGTTTAAATTGATTGTCTATAGTTTTACCCTGTGCATCTGCTTCTGTGAGTTTTGTTTGTGCTTGTTTTTGTCTAATATCTGCATCCATCATTTTATATTGCATTACAGATGATACTGCGTTTTGTATACCTCCTTGAATGTCTGTATATTGAGGATTGACTGAAGGTGTACTAGAGCCTGATGTTGATACTGGTGCTTGAAATGTATTTTCTAGCATTGCGTAGGGGTTAAGGCCTGCTTTATTCCATTGTGACATTTTATATTGCCAATCATTGTCCCTTTGGTATGCTAAGTCTGTTGCGTTTTGTTTATAGATCCAATCTGAACGGAATTGATTATCTGCCCATTGTCGGTTCTTTCTATTTTCTCTTTTATTATAACGATTTTGTAATACAGTTCCAAGAATACTAGTTATTCCGCCTATTCCTGCGGCTATTCCTCCTGATGCTCCTGCTGATGCTAATGCTGATAAACCTGCTCCTGCTGCCATAATGTAATTTTTAAAGGGGGTTTTTATGCCCCCATTTTTTTTGTTATACTAAATTGTTTGAATAATTGTTTGTGAGTACAGGCATGCTGTATTTTGACATTGGTCTGTATGCTATTACTCTGTTGTAAACTTGAACTATAACACTATCATATAGAGGGTCTTCTATTCCGAATATACGTGCAGGACTTTCTATATCGAAGAATCGTGGACTTAAATTAATATTATTTGAGAATGCTCGTGCTAGTGACCATTGCGCTAATGAATTGGTAAAGTTTCCAGTTACTAAATTAAATGGTAATCTGTATTCTGCATAGCGTGGTACGTATCCGAATGTTCCTTCTGGTGTTAAATGTGATTGATGTAATTCTTTATTTAGAATTGGTTGTTCACCCATTTGGTCGAATACTGGTGTATAATACTCTTCATTTTTAGTTTTATAGAATAATTTGTTTACCGCATCAATATAAGCTGAATCTGGAATACATGAATATATACCCATTATGATTCCATGTTCTGATACTTCGTAATTTCCGCTTCCGCCTTCTGAATATCCATTTGCTTGTCCAGTTTGAAAGCCTTGTTCTGATGCTGTGTTTAATACTTCTGATACTACTATAGGTGCTTTAATTCCTGCAATATAGTCTGGTCTGTCTATACGTAAGTCGGGAACCCTTACTCCGAACATTGCTAATATGTATTCGTTATATCGATTACCTGATAGATTTTTTCTGACTAAGAATTCTTGCATTCTGACCATTTCTATAAGGTCATTGATTGCTATACTTCCTGATAGTTGAGATGCATCTACGTAAAGATATTGATTTAAGATACCTGCATCTGCTTCTTTATTTAATACGCGAGTAATGTCTCCAGTGGTAGTGTTTCCTGTGTAACCTGATACCCAGTTTTCACGTTCTGTAGCGGTTCCTGTTGTACCTGTTCTGTTTCTATAGACGTTGAGTTCATTGTCTGTGATATTTAATGATACTGTTGCTTGGTCTCCTAATTGAGGTGATGGAAGTGCTGATGTGAAGTAATCATCTTTATATGTTCTATAGCGTAGTGTTACCCATTTTTCTACTTTTGGGTCTGTTTCTAGTATTTCTCCATCTGGGCATACTAAGTCAGGTGTCAAATCTGTATGTATTTTTTCGTGACGATAGTATTCATTATATATTTTTTGATAAGCTAATAGTGGTAGTGGATTTATAAATCCTATTGAATCATTTTGTAAACCGAAATATCTTGGAAGAAATTTTGGAAGAGCGTTATCATGGCTGAACCATTCTGTATTGTTACCTGTAAATTTTATTTTTGGATGTAATGGTGGTGTACTTGTTTGAGGTAATGGCGAATCTGATACAAAGTATTTCCAATTGTTCCATAGTATGCGATAAGGTACATAGAAATAATGTATGTATGCGTTCATGTTATGCATTACTGGTGTTGCTAATGGTAATAGTTTTGTGAGCATTTGACTGTCTACTTCTATTCTGTCACCTGGTACTACTTCTTGCATGAAGACTGGTGTTAATCTTCCGAGTGTAGTTGTAGTTTTTGTTTCACATGATAGATTATGTGCTGAGTGGTCGGGTTTCTGTAATAATACAGAGTTTGCTATGTTTTGGTTATTCTGTGACATTGTAGTCTAGTTTTAATTGGTGATAGATATTTTTGAAATTTACGAATATATACTTATTCTTTTCATCTAAGATGTATTCAATTTGTACGAGTTGTGGTTGTTTAGATACGTTGATTGTACGATGTTCTATAGTGATTTCTCGTGTTGCTTGACGTGATACTACTACTGATTCCTCGTGTGCTATATCTACCTCATTTGAGGCTAATTTAAAGTGTTCTGGTAATTCGTCTAATAGATGTTTTTCCATTTTATATAGTGTTTTTTATGTGTAATGGTCTGTTTATAGGCGTTTGGCCGATTAGCCCTAAATAATCAAGGTTATTAGGGCTTTGGTATGTCGGCCTGTGCTTTCTCATAAAATTCTACCATTTTTTGATGTTGTTCTGCCTTTATTTTTTCTAAGTTTTCTAGATGTGTTTTGTAGTTTGACTTGTTTTTCTCTATTTTATCTGTAAGTTCTTTATACTTTTCTGATAGATTATGAGTGTCTACTATA